AGTGCCTGATGAGAACGCTGGACAACGGCGGGCTGATTTTCGGGACGATGTCGCCGCTGAAGGGACTGACATGGGTGTACAACACCATCTACCTGAATGAAGCGCAGGACCCGGAGGTCTGGTATGTGACGATGAGCTGGGAGGACAACCCGTATCTTTCGAAGGAGGCGGTGGCGCAGATGACGCTGGCGCTCACGGAGGAAGAACTGGCAGCGCGCAGGCATGGGCGGTTTGTGGCGATCAGCGGGTTGGTGTACGGCGAGTTTGACGAGCGGGTGCATGTGATCGAGCCGTTTGACCTGCCGAGAGAATGGCAGGACATGATTTCGATTGATCCGGGCATGACCAAGCCGCTCTCCTGTCACTGGTACGCGGCGGACCACGACGGAAACGTGTATGTGGCGGCGGAGCATTACCGGGCCGGGCTGAGCGTGGAGGAGCACATGGAGGAGATCGAGCGGATCAGCCGGGAACTGGATTGGAAGAGAGATGGCAGCGGACGGCTGAGCGCGCTGATGGACGCGGCTGCGGATCAGCACACGCTGCAGGCGGAGAAGAGCGTGGCCGAGCTGTTCAGGGAACAGGGAATGAATGTGAACACGCGGGTGAACAAGTCCAAATGGGCCGGAATTCAGCGGGTGCGGCAGTATCTGAAGAAGAGAGAGGCTTTTGACAAGGAGAAATGGCCGGAGGGCAAGCCCTCGCTGTTTATCTTTGCGACCTGTCCGATGATGATCAGGGAGATCAAGCAGTACAGGTGGCGGGCCGACGGAGAGAGCGACGAGCCGGTCAAAAAGGACGATCACGCCATGGACGAGCTGAGGTATTACCTCATGCACCGGGGCGAGGCTGCGCAGAGCGGATATGAGCGGGAAGGCCCGATTCTGACCCACAAGAAGCTGCTGGCAAGGCGGCTCAACGACAGACGGAGGTGACGGCAGAAGTGAATGAAAAGGAGAGGATGATCAGGCTGGAGCGGGACGCTCCGCCTGTGATTCAGCAGGACGCGGAGCTTCAGGCGCTGGCTGATGAGATTCAGAAGGAGTATGAGCGCCGGCGCGAGGAGCGACGGGAAATTGAGCTGGGCTGGCGGCTCAATCAGAACTTTCTGATGGGCAATCAGTACTGCGACGTGCTGATGGAGACCGGTGAGCTGATTGAAGACCCGGAAGGCGCGGAATGGGAAAACCGATCGGTGTACAACATGATCGCGCCGATTGTGGAGACCAGACTGGCCAAGCTGGGACGGGTGCAGCCCGGGCTGACTGTGAGGCCTTTGACCGAGGACGCAGCGGATATTTCCAATGCGCGGCTGGCCACGCGGATTCTCAAGGGCGCGTATGCAGCGCAGGAGATGCCTCATAAGCAGCAGCTGGCTGCCCAGTGGGCGGAAATCTGCGGCAGCGTGTTCTACAAGCCGGTATGGAATCCGAGAGGCGGACGGCTGCTGGGATTTATGGGCGGCGAGGCAGTGCATGAGGGCGACCTGGACACGGCGGTGATTCCGGCGTATGAGATTTTTCCGGACTGCTGCTTCCGCGAGGGCGTGGAGAATCAGGAATCGATCATCCATGCCAAGGTATACGGCGTGAAGGAGATCGAGACGCGCTGGGGCGTTCAGGCAGAGGGCCGGGAAATGGACGTGTTCGGTCAGGACGCGGTGCAGCTGTTGGGCGGCGGGTATCATCCGCAGTTCAGTAACAGCGGGAATGGGAAAATGGATGACGCCGCGCTGGTGATCGAGTATTACGAGCGGCCGGGCGCGCAGTTTCCGGAGGGCAGGCACATCATTGTGGCAGGCGGCTATGTGGTGCATGTGGGCGTGCTGCCCTATGTGAACGGGGAGAACGGCAAGAGAGGATACCCGCTGGTGCAGCAGTTCTGCCTGAGTGCGCCGGGCAGATTTTTCGGATGCAGCGTGGTGGAGCGACTGATTCCTCTTCAGAGGGACTACAACGCCATCAACAACCGCATCAACGAGTATGCGGCGAGGATGACTGCGGGAAATCTGGTGACCGAGCAGGGATCATTGGTGAATGAGGACCTGCTGGACAGCGGCATTGCGCCGGGCACGGTGATTGAGTACCGGGCAGGAGCCACGCCGCCCGGCTGGATGAGCGTGCATGAGATTCCGGCCTCGCTTCTGGCGCGGCTGAACGACATGCGGAAGCAGTTCATCGACATTTCGGGCGTTTCCGAGATGGCGAGGGCGTCGACCACGAGCGGAGCGATTTCCTCCGGCGTGGCGCTGGAAATTCTGAGGGAGCAGGACGACACGAGACTTTCACTGACTGCGGAGTACATCCGCGCGGCAGTGAAAGCGGTGGGACAGCAGTGGCTGAGGCTGATGCGGCAGTATGCGGTGGGCACGCGGCTCACGCGGGCGGCAGGTGAGGACATGGCGGAGATGGCTGTGCTGGTGTGGCGCAGGGAAGACCTGACCTGCGACGACGTGGCGGTGGATACTGACAACGAGCTGAACAGCACGCCTGCACAGAGGCGGCAGCTGGCGCTGGAGCTGATGCGGGCCGGACTGTTCCACGACCCGGAGACCGGGCAGCTGACCAGAGAAAGCCGGGCGCATCTGATGGACATCTTCCGGATGGGCCACTGGGAACAGCTGACCGGCGTGGACGAGCTGCACAGGAATCGCGCGCAGCTGGAGCAGGCTGAACTCATGAAGGGATTGATTCCGCGGATTGAGGCGCTGGACGACCACGGGCTGCACCTGGCGGAGCACACCAGATTTGCGCTGAGCGCGGAGTTCAGGAAATTGGAACAGGAGGCTCCGGCGCTGGCCAGGGCGCTTGTGATGCACGCGGAGGGACACCGGGCGCTGGAAGCGGATGAGGCGAGGGTATAAAAAAGAAGCGACGCGCAAGGCAGACTGTTGGGGTCCGATTCCCCAAGAACCTGACAAGCGGAGGCTTCATGAAAGGTATATCTGATTTTGAAGAGAATGTCACCGCTGACGCGAAATTCTCTCTGAACAGCGCCGAGATGACGACGGGCGGAGCAAAAGGCGGCAACCCCTCAGTCACGGCAAGCCGTGACAGCTCCCCTTACACAGGGGAGCCTGTATGGCAGAGAGAGTAGAAAATGAGCGATAAAAGGACGGTGCGCAGGCAGGAAGGGAGGCCCGTGCGGAAAGAGATGCAGGGCGGGAGCCGGCCAGTCGCGGGCGGGGCGCTGGCAGCGCAGCCGGACTTTTGGAAAAGGCAAGAGGACAAAAGAAAAGGAGGAATTTGATTTGGCGGAATATCTGACGAAGGAACAGAGGGCCATGCTGGAGGCACAGCTGGCGGGCGGCGAGGGCCTGACTGAGGAGCAGGCGGAAGCCGCCTTTACGGAGGGCATGCGCATGGCTCAGGCCGACGATATGGCCGGCATGGGCGAGAAGGCCGGCTGGAGAGGCATGGAGCAACAGGAGATGCGCAGGGCCGGCTTTGAAAATGTAAGTCAGCTGCTGGAGGCGTACAGGGCCACCCGCGCTGCGGTGAAGGAGCTCAGAGGCATGGTGGAGCAGCTGCTTCAGATGGAAAAGGCTGCGGATACGGCGGCTTCGATGGACCCGATGCACCCGGAATATGCGGTGCGCAGACAGGTGGAGCTGGAGCTCAGGCCCATGCGCGAGCAGGCCAGACGCGCGGCGCGCAACCGGCTGATTCAGCAGGACTGGAACGACAGCGCCTCTCACATGGAGGATCTTGAAAAGCTGCTGCCGGAAATGGCCGAGTATATCATGAGAAATCCGAAGTATGCGGATGAGTCGGACGGCCTGCTGCGCGCCTACGACGCAGTGCGCTCGGCGAAGTACCGCAACGAGGAAAAGGCGATGAGCGATCCGGAATTCATCCGCAGGATGGCGGCGGACGAGCGCGTCCGCGAGGCAGTGCTGCGCGCCCATCTGGAGGAGATCTACCGAAACGGCGAAGCGCCTGAGAGCATCGGCTCGGGCATGGAGCGAGGCAAGACGCCGCTGACCGGCAGAAAGCCGATTAGCGGCATGGAGATGGCGAAGAAGCGGCTGGAAGCCATGCTGAAGTGAGGGAGAACACCTCATCCGCCGCTTGCGCGGCACCTTCCCCTCAAGGGGAAGGCTGGAAACGACAGAAAGAAGATATGAGGAGGAATTGAGAATATGGTGAATCTGACTACGGTAAACAGCGCGCTGAAGAATTTCTACATTCATCCGCTGCGCGAGGACATCAACCTGAAGGCGGATCCGTTTGCGAGCCGCATTCTGAAGACCAGCAACAATGTGGTGGGCTACAACAAGATTGTGCGCGCCGCGCTGGTGGGCGCCAACGGCGGCGCAGGCGCTGGCTCTGAGACCGGCGCGCTGCCCACTGCCGGTGAAAACCAGTATGTGGCGCTGGAGAGCGAGACCAAGAACCTGTACGGCACGCTGGAGATCTCTGACAAGATTGTCAAGAGCGCGACCGGCCAGAACGCGGGCGCGTTTGTCAACATCCTGCAGCAGGAAATGGATACGCTGGTGAAGACCCTGAAGTGGAATCTGGCCCGCCAGCTGTACGGCGACGGCAGCGGCTGCCTGATGAAGGTGAAGGCTGCCTCCGGCAACATTCTGGAGGCGGCGGAGGGCGAGAACACCCGCTTCCTGCTGCCCGGCCTGCGCGTGGACATTCATGCTGCGGAGACCGGCGAGGTGGCCTCCGGCAATGCGGGTCTGCGCGTTCTGGATGTGGACAGGCAGACCGGCAAGGTGCGTCTGAACGCCGCGGTGACTGCGGGCGAGGGCGATTATCTGACCATTCAGGGCAGCGCGGGCTATGAGCTGACCGGTCTTGGCAAGCTGTTTGAGAACATCGACGGCGCCAGCCGCCTGTATGGCCTGGTTCGCAGCGACTACAGCTGGCTGCGTCCCTATGTGAAGGAGGGCTTCGGCGCGATTTCCGAGACCGGCATGCAGAAGGTGCTGGAGCTGCTGGAGGACAGCTACAACATCACCATTGACCACATCAACTGCGGCAGCGCCGCCTACGGTCACTATCTGGAAATGATGAACAAGCGCCGTCACATTGCCGACATGATGCTGCTGGAGGGCGGCCACAAGGCGCTTGCCTTCAACGGCATTCCGCTGACCCGCAACAAGTTCATGCCGGACGACGCCATGGACATGTACGACACCAGCCTGTTTACGCTGGATCAGGTGAGCGACTGGGAGTGGATCGAGGGCGAGACCCGTCAGGTGCTGCACCAGGTGCCCGGCAAGCCGGTGTATACCGCTACGGTGGCCAAGTACTGCGACCTGATGTGCGCCCTGCCCGGCGGCATTGCCCGTCTGAAGGGTGTGGAGGCTGCGGCCGGCTGATTTGCCGGACAGCGATGACTTTTGCGGCCCGTCCGGAAGGGAACCGGGCGGGCTGCCGCTCAAAAGGCATGAGGAGGACGGAATGCGGGCCGGAGAATATGCAAAGGACCGCGTGCCGGTGGTCAGCCATGCGCTGGATATTCCGGAAAGGCTGAAGGAGATTGATCCGGGGTATTTTGTGATGCTGAACACGCGCACGCAGAAATATGAAATTCACCACGGAGAGGGAGAAAACACGCTGGAATGCGTGCTGCCCTATGACGAACTGGACGAGCGCGCTGTCCGTCATGCCCGGAAGCACCGGATGGAGCGGCTGGACGCGCTGATTATGGAAATGGAGGAGCACAACCGCAGGCTGGAGGAGGGCGCGCAGCGGGATTTCCTGAATGAGGCCGGAGCGCGCACGAAAGAGGCGGTTAAGTATCTTCAAAACAATTCAAGGACTGACGAGATTCCGAAGGAGCTGATGAGGAGATGAATCTGGGTGAAATGTGTACGATGGCGGCGAGATGGTCCGACCGGTACGACGAATATGTGAAGACTGTCCGGGAGAACGGGGAAGCTGCGTTTGATGGAGAGGCGCTTCACTGGTTTCCGCTGTTCCGCGACGCGATCAACGAGGCGTATTTCGAGATTGCGCGTACCCGGATGCATCCGGAGAGACGGGTGGAATGCGTTCCGGGCGCGGACCGCGTGATCTCCATGGAGGGGATGGATCCGGAAGTCTGCGGCGTGTGCGGCGTGTACCGTGCGGACGGCGTAACAGAGGCGGA